TATATGCAAGAGAACAAGGAGATGTATAACAATCTTTTCAAGGCAAAAGATGTGGGAGAAGGATTATGTATTTCTTCTAGAACTGCATCTGGTGCCGCTAGAAAACTTGTTAATGATGGCTATGTAGAAAAGGTTGGAGCTAATCCAACGATCTATAGTCTTACACAAAAGGGAATTGAAGTTGACCCCGATGCAGAATGAGGTTGACTTAAAAGAAAATTTTTGATATAATATATATATGAACAAATTTTGTATAAAGAAGAAAGGTAAGTAAACAAATGAGAAAAGCATTGAATCGTGTAAATGTTCAAGGAAGAATTTATGATTTTGATATTACTGAAAAAGTAACAGGAGAAGCTTCAAAGAATCCTGGTACTCAGTATATTGGTGGTTCAATCAGTGTTGCTACTGATGAAGATTGCCTTAATGTTGTAAAGGTTGACTTCACATACGTAACAGCTACAACAAAGGCTGGAGCACCTAACAGAACTTTTGGAGTTCTTCAGAAGATTATAAATGATGGAAAGACAATCCTTAAGGATGGTAAAGATGCTGCTACATTGGTTAAGATCGATTCAGCAGTTGACCTTAATGATTTTTATACAGATAGAGATGGACAGGAAACTCTCGTATCTGCAAAGAGACCTAGCGGTGGATTTGTAACAATCGTATCTGCTCTTGATGAAGATGAATCAAAGAGAAATACTTTTGAGTGCGATATGCTCATTAATAAGGTTACAAGAGTTGAAGCTGACCCTGAAAGAAACATTGAAAATGATTATGTAGTAGTTAAAGGCGCAGTATTTAACTTTAGAGGTTCTATCCTTCCTGTTGACTTTGTAGTTAAGTCAGAAAGTGGAATGAAGTATTTCGAATCTCTTGATGCATCTCCTCAGAATCTTGTATTTACAAAAGTTTGGGGCAAGATCAATAGCTCAATGATTACTCGTAGAGTTGAAGAGGAATCTGCTTTTGGTGAAGCTTCTGTAAGAGAGTTCACAAGAACAGTTAAAGAATGGGTTATCACTGGAACATCAAAGCCTGATGCTACATATGAGATTGGCGATGCTGAAACAGGTATTACAGCAGACGAAATTACGCAGAAGATGGCTGATAGAGAAGTTTATCTTGCTGATATTAAGAAGAGAAATGATGAATATAAAGCTTCTAGGGCGGGCGCCGGTGCTAGCGTAGCTACTGCCCCTGCCGCAGTTGGTGGCTTTAATTTCTAATCCTAATGAAGTATAATATCTAACTATATAAAGTAGAGGAGCTTGGCTCCTCTACCTTTTTACCCTTTTTAGATTAAGGAATATTAACCTGTCGGGGCGGAATTGGTCGCAACTTCAGATTTAAAAAGTGGTTTAGGATTTTTTTAATTCGATTTTTACTTGAAAGGAAAATGGATAAAAATGGCAAACTTTACATTAGATGATATATTAAACATAGAACCCAGTACGATTAGCCGCGATTTATCTGGTTATATAACTTATGTATATGGCGCACCAAAGGTAGGTAAGACTACTCTTGCAAGAGACATGGGCGCTCTTATTGTAGCCTGCGAGGACGGAACCCGCGCATTGACAGGTGCTTACGTTCAGAAAGCAAAAAACTGGTCTGACATCCGCGCACTGATGAGATTCTGTAAGGATGAAAAATTTAAAGAGAAATTTAAAGCTATTGCTTTTGATACTATTGATGTATGTGCTAGCTTCTGTGAGAAATATGTTTGCGCTCAATTAGACATTCAAACTCTTGGAGAAGGCGGCTGGTCTAAGAATGGTTGGTCTACATTCAAGAAGGAATTAGAAGAGGTCTTCCGCACAATCACAATGGAAGGCTATGCAGTTCTTTTTATTAGCCATGACAAGACAGAGGAAGTAACTAGACCTGATGGAACCAAATATAATAAGATTGTTCCTACAGCTCAATCTTCTTTGAATAATATTATCAAGAATATAGCTGATATTATTGGTTATGGATACTTTGATCCTACTACACAAGAGAGATACATGATGCTTCGTTCTCTTGATGGAATGGTTGATGTAGGATGTAGATTCCAATATATTGAATCTAAAATTCCTTTTGGTTATCAATCTCTTGTAGATGCTTTGAATAAGGCTATTGACAAAGAAGAGGAAATGGGCGGTAAAGTAGTAGAAACAAAAGAGAAAGAAGTAACCAAAGAACTTGACTTTGATGCTCTTATGAAAGAGTTTAATGATATGGTTGCTAATATTCCAGGTTCTACTGATGTTAACCAGTCTACTGAAGAAGGTAAACAATTCCTTGAGTATTGGGCGCCTAGAATCACAGAGATTACAACTAAGTACCTTGGCACAGGTAAGAAGGTTTCACAGTGCACTAGAGCGCAGGTGGAACAGCTTTCGCTGATCTGCGATGAATTAAAAGATTTAATAAAGAATAAATAAAGTAACAGGCGGAAGGTGCTTCATCTTCCGCTTGAACTTTTATAAAAAATATGTTATAATATATTTAAGAATGAAAAAAGAAAGAAGTTGATAAAATATGAATAACAATAAATGTTCACATGAAGGGGTTTATTGGGAACCTTTAACTAAGGAGTGGTATTTTATAACAAAAGAAACAGAATATGTAGACCCAGATTTTAGAGTCTATGGAATAAAATACTGCCCCTGGTGCGGGAGGTCGCTATCTCCCGATGGAAGATTTTAAAGGAAAGGATTGATGACGTAATGGCCCACTATTGCATATGTACGAAGTGCGGTAAGAGATTTGATCGTGACGTGGTGCAAGCAGTAAGAACCGGCGCCCGCCGCTATGCTCATGCTAAGTGTGATCCAGATAATACTGATTTTGTTCCTCTTGTTATCAAGGAAACAGATGATCCAGACTATATAAAACTCATGGATTATATTCAGAAATTATTTGGTGATAGTGCAAACTATGCGCAGATAAAAAGACAATTAAAAATATATATAAATGATAATAAATATAGTTACTCTGGTATTATGAAGAGTCTAGTCTACTTCTATGAGATAAAGGGTAATTCAATAGAAAAAGCAAATGGTGCATTAGGAATAGTTCCATTCGTGTATCAGGATGCTTTTAACTACTATTATAGTTTATTCTTAGCTCAATCACAAAATGCAAATAAGGACGTGATAGAGCTAACTAACAAGGTAAAAGAGGTTGTTATTCCACCTCCAGAGATTAAATTACCTAAAAGATTTTTTAATTTAGATGATGATGAGGTGGATGAAGAATGACGAATTACATAGATATTGCGGCGTTAACTAACGTCATAGGAAATGTATACTCGAATCCAAAACTTCTTGAAGCTACGGATAAGTATTTCTTTAGCGAAGAAGATTTTGTAGATGATTTTCATAAGATAGTTTTTGGTGCAATTTTTAACTTGCATCAACTTGGTGTATCTGAAATTACTTTAAATGCGATAGAGGATTATCTCGCCTCCCGCCCCAAGAAAAAAGCTATTTATGAAACTAATAAAGGAAATGAATACTTACTTAAAAGTGCTGATTCAGCATCTATATCTACATTTGATTATTATTTTAATCGAATGAAAAAAATGACATTGCTTCGTTCTTATAATGAAAAAGTCGGAATGGATTTATCTTGGCTTTATGATCCTAATAATCTATTCGACCTTAAAAAGAAACAAGAGCAAGAAGAATGGTTAGATAATTCTTCTCTCTTGGAAATAGCAAATGTTATTGATGATAAGATTATTGAAATTAAAGCGCAGTGTATAGATAATAGTTTAATCTGCGGAGTCCAGGCTGGAGAGGGGATAGAAGAGCTTCTTGAATCATTGAAAGAAACCCCAGAAATAGGTTATCCGTTGTATGGTAAATATATGAATACTGTCACTAGAGGAGCTCGTTTAAAGAAATTTTATCTTCGTTCAGCTGCCACTGGTGTAGGTAAATCTCGTGCCATAGCCGCAGATGTATGTTATATAGGCTGTTTTCAGATGTATGATATAGAAACAAATAAATGGATTAGTATTGGAGCTTCAGAGCCTGTTATGTATATAGCAACAGAGCAGGATTTAAGTGAAGTTCAGACTATGATGATTGCTTTTGTTTCTGGGGTTGATGAGCAACATATTCTTGATGGTGAATATTATGCAGGAGAATGGGAACGAGTTCAGAAGGCAGCTCAGATAATCAAACAGAGTCCAATCTATTTTGAGTCTCTTCCAGACTTCTCTTTGAAAGATATAGAGAATACTATAATCAGAGGTATTCGTGAACATGGTACGAAATACATTTTTCTTGACTATATTCATACTTCAATGCGTATATTAGAGGAGATTACTAAACGTAGTGGCGGCGTCCGCTTAAGAGAAGATAACATTCTTTTTATGATGTCAATTAGATTGAAAGATCTTTGTAACCAGTATGGAGTATTCATAATGTCGGCCACTCAGCTTAATGCCGACTATACTGAGTCAGAAACTCCAGACCAGAACCTCTTGAGAGGAGCTAAATCAATAGCAGATAAGATAGACTTAGGTATGATTATGTTGGAAACAACAAAGAAAGATAGAGAAGCACTAGAACCAATGGTTAAGAAGTTGGGAATTGAAATGCCTGATATTAAGATTTCAATTTATAAGAATAGACGCGGAAGGTGGAAAGGCATTTATCTTTGGTGTAAAGCTGATAGAGGAATTTGTAGAATCAATCCTCAATTTGTAACTAAATGGACTTATGAACTTGTTGATATGGAAGATTTGAAAATAAGAGTCCAGGAGCAGTCGGCATTCTAACCATTTTATTAAAATAACTATTA